ATGACGGAGGCTTATCTGAAGGGATCGAGTCTGATCCAGTCTTGGCTGGTTTGGTTGAGTCGGGGTTGCCGAGGTTGGAAACTTTGGTGCGTAGCTCGGAGAGTCTTTCTGGTTTGGTGGTTGCTTTTGCTGCTAATTATTTGAAAGTTGATTTGCTGCCTTGGCAGGTTCACGCTTTGGATGGTTTGTTGGAACTTAATGATGAAGGTGTGTTTACTAATAAGGTGGGTTTGATTTCTGTTGCGAGGCAGCAGGGCAAGTCGGTACTTGGTCAGGCGTTGTTGGGTACTTGGATGACAGACTTTGCGCGTCTCAGGGGGAAGCCACAAACGGTGGTGAATGTTGCTCATGAGTTGGCGTTGTCTACGATCCAGTTTGAAAGGGTCGCACCCATTTTGGTGGAACATTTCGGGGCTAAACCCACTATGGCTTATGGCCGTATGGAATGCAAACTACCTGATGGTTCACGCTGGTACTGTCGCGCAGCAACCAAGTCTGCTGGTCATGGGTTGAGTTTGGATTTTATTTGGGCTGATGAAATTTGGGCTATCGATGAGGAAGTACTCAGCCAGGGTTTGAACCCTACAATGAAGGCTAGGAACAAGTTGAGTTCTGGTGGTTCGCCATTGATGTTGATGACTTCGACAGCTGGCCATGAAGGATCGACTGCGCAGCTGCGTTACCGTGAACAGGGGATGCGACTCATCGATGAGAAACGCACCGCCAAGTTTTACATGGCTGAATGGTCTGTGCCGAATGGGGTTGATCCTATGAATCGATCTTTGTGGAAACTAGCCAACCCTGCATTGGGTTCGTTGCTGTCGCTTGATGATATGATCACCGACTCTGAGCATCCTGACAGGATCGCTTTTCTGCGTTCATCTTTGAATATGTTTGTCGCTGCAGATTCGGCTTGGCTGCAGCCTGGCCAATGGGATAAAGGTTTGACCACCGGCGACTTCCCTGTGGGGCAATCATGGTTGGCGGTGGACTCATCTTTGGATGATTCACGCTATGTAGGTGTGTTGGCATCTGCTGATCCACAGGGTTATACCCATGTAAAAACAGGGTTTGTGTGTAACACTCTGGCTGAAATGCAGGAAAAGATTGTGGAGTTGATGGGCGATCCGCTGATGAAACTGGCGATAACACCCACACTCGAAGCCCACATCGCGCCATATTTGGACAAACGCAAGATCGTTGTTGGCTATGGAGAGCTGCTGAAATACACAGGTTTAGTCAAAAACCTTATCGTTGAGGGCCGTTTGCGTCACTCTGGCGAGGTCGCTTTAACTGAGCATATGAACAGGGCTGTGGCTATCAAGCAGCAACACGCTTTTGCTCTGTCATCGAAGCGGTCACCTGGCGCGATCGAGTTGGCAAGGTGCTGTGTGTTTGCGTCTGCTTTAGCGTCTAGGCCGAGAGCTGTAGGCAAAGCTGCGATGGGTTTCAGCAGCTGAAAAGAATTCTCAACAAGTAGTTGCATATGCAACAACCCTGTGCAATACTTGTCTCAGATGGGCATTTTCACGCGCCGAGTTACAACCCCCCAGATCGCCTACGGTGAACCAACCGTAAAGGCAGCTGCTGGCGTTTCTCATGGTGTTGGCAACTTCATGAACTATCTGATCGGCAATGATGAGCAACGCGCCCTCAGTATCCCAACGATTTCTAGGGCTGTTGATTTGTTGTCATCGATGGTTGGCGCGTTAGAGCTGAAGCAGTATGTGAAGCAGTGGACAGGCGAAAGATACGAGAAAATCCACATCGAATCTGACCGTTGGATGGATCAACCTGATCCACGCGCTACGCGTAACTTCATCATGTCAAATACTTTGCGTGACCTGTTCTTTCATGGGCGAGCCTTCTGGGTGGTCACATCTCGCTATGCAACAGGGCTTCCATCATCTTTTACTTGGCTACCAGCAGCTGCAATCAACACACCAAACCAGGCAGGGCCCCAATGGTTTGGTCAGGCAGATAAAATCATGTTCAACGGTGAAGAGCTGGACATCAACAACTGCATACAGTTCATCTCTCCGATACAGGGGATACTTGCCCAGGGTAGCAGGGCAATAAATATTGGTTTGCATCTCGATCAGTACGCAGACCGAATGAGCATTATCGAAACTGTGCCTGGCTACCTTCAGCAATCTGGTGGGGAAACAATGTCAGGTGACGAACTTGGCGACTTGGCTGCAGGGTGGGCGAAAGCCCGAAAGAACGGCAATGTGATCGGCGCGCTCAATGACTATGTGAAGTTTGTGGAGTTCAAAAATGATCCTGCAACTGTCATCGGCGAGCAACGCAAATATCAGGCTTTGGAATATGCCCGACTGTGCAACATCCCTGCGTACCTGGTGAGCGCACCCACCGAGGGTTCGAGCATGACATATTCAAACGCTGAGGGTGCAAGAAAAGATTTGCTGCTGTTCGGCGCTCTGCCATTTATTGACTGCATCCAGCAAACCCTCTCTATGGACAATGTGATTGCGCGTGGGCGTTTTGTGCATTTCGATTTAGAGGAATATTTAGCAGCCTACGCATTAACAGATGTTGCTGTTGAGCAACCACTATCTGAAATGGAATCAGCATGATCCTTCACCTTTCATCCTTCCCAGTCACTATCGATGCAGCATCCAGTGAGGACACCCCCAAAACAATCACTGGTTTGGCTGTGCCTTGGGATGTGGTGGCAACTGTCATGTCTGGTGAGAAGGTCATGTTTAAGCGTGGCGCGTTCAAGCTTGACGCGAAAGCACCCAAGTTGTTAGAGAACCACGACATGAGCCAACTGCGTGGAATCGTTTCGAGCCTGGTGGACATGGATGAAGGTTTAGGTTTTACTGCGACTTTCGCAAAAACTTCTGCAGCGTCTGACGCGATCGAGCTGATCAAAGCAGGCGCTTATGACTCAGTGAGTGTTGGTGCTCATCCAACAAAGTTTAAATATGTCAAAGGTGGCGTGATGGAAGTCACGCAGGCCACACTTATGGAAATCAGCCTTGTCGCCAACGGCGCATATGCAGAAGCCATCATCACAGAGATCGCAGCGTCAGCTGATGCTAACGAAACCCCAACCCCAACCCAAGAGGAGAAACTCATGGATACCACCCCAGAAATCGTTGAAGCAGCAGAGCCGCTTTCAATCCCTACAGCACTATTCCGCACCGCTCCGCGCTCTGGTATCAAAACCAACGCTGACTATTTGCATCATCACATCAATGCGAAACTGAATCCTTTGAGCGAATCAGCTTCATGGGTTGCAGCAGCTGATGAGGCCAAAGCCAAGTGGATGATCCAGGCTGCTGATAATTCGTTCTCAACAAATGTGTTCAACCCTGTTCAGTACCAGTCAAATGTTGTTCAGGTGAACATCGGAAGCCGCCCAGTGATGGATGCCTGCGGTGGCACAAGAGCCATTCCAGCGTCAGGCATGACAATCTCAATCCCGAAGATCACCACAAACGGCACAGTAGCAACTACAGCTGAAGCGGCTGCACCATCTGAGACTGGAATCGTTTCCAGTTATGTGAACGGCACAGTTGTAAAACTTGCTGGTTTGCAACGCTGGTCAGTTGAACTTCAAGAGCGTTCTGACCCTTCGTTTGCAGCCATCATGCTTGACAACATGACACGCGCCTATCGTAAGGCCACAGAGCAGGCCACCATTGCAGCAATCGTTGCTGGCGGTACAGCAGCCACGAATCAGGCAGCCACGGCTGCAGGTATTCAAGCCTTCGTTTCAAAAGAATCAGCAGCCGCATATTTGGCGACTGGTGATGTTGTCGCTGCGTACACTTCAGGTGTTGGACAGTGGGAGCTTTTGCAGAACTCAGTTGATGGAAACTTGAGGCCACTCTTTAACGCTGGTCAGCCACAAAACTCTGCTGGTTCTGCTGGTGCGACAACTTTGTTTGGAAATGTGCTAGGCGTTCCCTACTATGTTTCATCCAACATGGTTGCAACCAACATTGACGAATCAGCTTTCTTGATTGTTCCATCATCCATTGAACTGTTCGAATCCTCGCAGTTGATGCTCAGCACAAATGTGCCAGCGTCTGGCGAAATCGAAGCAATGATCTATGGCTACTTCTGCCCAATTGTCACCATTGCTGGTGGCCTTCGCAGGTTCAACATAGCCTGATCCAGTAAGGTACTAGGAAGTTTCAGCATGGCAACATATGATCTAGCGTTCGCGACACGCCTAGACGATGTTGTTGTGCTGCAAACTTTCGTTGGCACAGACATACAAACCGCTGACAGCGTTACCATCGTTGGCGCACCTTCTGGGATGTCAGGAACTTTTACTGTTTTATCTGTTGAGCCTTTCGCGTTCCTTGGCGTAGATGATGACGGTGATTTACTGTTCGACTCAAACATCATCCGTGAAAACCAGTTTTTATATCGGCAGGTTGGTGCGGACATTGCGCGCGACACAGCTACTGGCACTGTCGAGTTCGCACCTTCGGTGGCGTGGATTGCAGCATCGGATGTTGTGGCGTGGCTCGGTATTGACTCAGCAACAGCGAATGACACAGCGTTTATTTCTGTGTGTGTCAATGCGGCTAATCCGTGGGCGTTCAGGAAAAGGCGCGAGGCTGGATACACGGACAGCCAAGCAGCTGCTCCTTCTGGTGATGTGAAACTAGCGACTGTCATGTTCGCAGCAATGCAATACCGTTCACGCGGTGCAGTTGATTCTTATGCTTCGTTTGACCAGTTCGGTAACGCTGCACCTTCTATGAGTCTCGGGCAAATCTATTCTTTGCTTGGCACAGGCAGACCACAGGTTGCGTAATGCCACAGCCAGCATCAATTCTCATCACAGCGATCAACGCAACTAAAACTGCTTTGACCGCGCTCGGATTAAAGCCAGTTACTGATCCACGCAATGCGCGACCAATGTCAGTGTTGATTGAGATGCCAACCTTCACAGCGTTCACCTACAATGTGGGCGACATTCGTTTGCAGCTGCGTATCTTGTCAGCGCCACCAGGCAACCAGGATGCAGGCGATTATTTGATGGGGGTCGCAGACACCATCATGGCTTCAACAACTATTGCTGTCACTGATGGCAGACCTGGCAACGCCAACATTGGCGGCCAAGATATACCCACTTATGATCTAACGGTCGCTGTCGCAGTACAGCGCAACTAACAAAGGAAACCCACAATGGCAACAACAACATTTCTAGGCAACGCAACAGTGAACATCACTTACAATGCGACAACCACAGATTTCAGTGATCAGGCAACGAGCTGTACGCTCACTATTCAAAAGGATGCTTTGGAGTCCACAGCCTTTGGCGATGCAGGGCACACATACGCTGCAGGTCTTGACACAGTAGAACTTGAAATCGAGATGTTTCTTTCCTACGGCGCAGGCGAAGTCGAAGCATTAGTGCAATCCTATGTTGGCAACACAGTCACAGCCATCGTGTCGCCATCAGGCACCACCGAGTCTGCCAGCAATCCAGAGTACACGGTCACGGGCTATGTCGAGTCCGCAACAGTGATCAACTCATCAGTTGGCGAACTAGCCACATTAACGCTGTCCATAAAGGGTGGCACATGGGACAGGGATGTAACCTGATCTAACAGTCAATAACAAAAGGGAAACACAATGAAAATCACATTGAAAGTCACAGACCAAAACGAAACCTACGAGGTGACCACCAACCTGTTCACCACAGTACTTTGGGAACGCAAGTTTAAACGCAAAGCTTCAGACATCCAAACCGTTGGGATGGGCTACGAAGATTTAGCGTTCCTCGCTTTCGTGTCAGCGAAAGAATCAGGCATCACGGTTCCAGCAATCTTTGAGGATTACCTGAAAAGGTTGCAAGACATTTCAGTGGTTGAGGAAGAATCAACCAATCACCCCACCCCAGGGGAAGTTACCAACGACAACTAGCAGAGCTGCTTGTTGAAACTGGTTACTATCCCCCACAAATCCCATTCGAAACCCAAGACTTACTCACAGTTATAGATGTGATAAACCAAAACAGGAAGGCACAGAATCGTGGTCGCTAGTGCAAGCATAGATGTTCATGGGGTTCGGGAATCTTTGAAGGTGTTGGCTGAGATCGACAAGAAACAAAAGTGGAAAGCGATCGCCAAAATCAAATCAGCTGGTGCGCCACTGATTGCGTTGGCACAAGAAAACTATCCTGACACTGCACCGCTATCTGGTTGGAGTAAAAAAGGCAGGCTCGGCTATGACCCGAAAAAGGTTCGTAGTGGTGTGCAAATCCAAGTTGGTGGCAGGTCGAAAGGTGACAGGTACGCCATAGTTACTCTGGTGCAAAAGAACGCTGGCGGTGCGATGTTTGACATGGCAGGGTTCGCGAACAATAAAAACTCTAAGGCACAACACGCAGGGCAAGCCCAGTTCACGAAACTTATTGAGGCTGACTTTGGTAGAGCGCAACGCGCAATGTGGCGCAACATTGCAAAGATCCGCGAGATAGCAGCCAAAGAAATCATGGATGCACTCAACGAAGTAGCAGCTGACGCGAACAGGAAACTCTCATGAGCATTTACATCCCAATCGTGTCGGAGTTCAAAAATGCTGGAGTTTTGGCTGCAAAAAAAGGCTTCAAAGATTTAGAGGGCGTTGGCGCTAAGGCCAGTTTCGCAATTAAGAAGGCTGCTCTTCCTGCAACTTTGGCATTGGGGGCGTTGGCTGCTGCTGCTGGTAAAGCAATCGCAGCTGGAGAAGCAGTATCAACAGCAAACGCACGCATCGAACAGATAAACGAATCGATGAGTCTGTTTGGTAAATCAAGTGGGAAGGTCACCGCTCGACTCATCAAACTTGCTGAAGCAACTGCACGCCAAACTGGTGTGGACAACTTGAGTATCAAGGCAACTCAAGCGAAACTGCTTACCTTCGCTAACCTCGCAAAAACAGCCGACAAACTTGGTGGGGCATTTGATAGGGCGAACCAGGCAGCGATTGATATGGCTGCTGCAGGGTTTGGATCAGCTGAGGGCAATGCAGTCCAACTAGGTAAAGCGTTAGAGAACCCGATTAAGGGAATTGCTGCACTCGCTAAGTCTGGTGTGACTTTCACTGAACAAGAAAAAGAAAAGATCAAAGTTCTTGTTGAGTCGAATCGGATGCTTG